TGCTCAAGGAAGCTGACATTAAGAGCAACGAGCGCATCGCAGCAATGCAAGTTAGTGCTAGAAATAACAAACAAAACACTTGACAAATTTATAAAAGTGTGGTATAATTGCAACATCTCTCCACATTATGAAAGGATAAAGAGATGGACAAAGAACTACAAGATTATTACGAAACATTACTAGATTTGTTTGCCTCAAAGGGCTGGAAGCAATACCTAGAAGACATCTCCGACAATATGGAGCTACTTCAGGATATTACTACCATCCCAGATGAGAAGCAATTCTGGTTTCGCAGAGGACAAATAGAAGCGGTACAGCGAGTTCTCTCTTACGAGTCAGCGATTAAAAACAGCTACGAGGACTTTGAGAGGGAAGTAAATGCCTAAACGCATCTATGAGTTTATCTGCTCAGACGATCACATATCAGAAGCTTACATTGACTCGGAACTCCGAACAACCAATTGTAGCGTATGTGGTCAACCTGCTATTCGTATCGTTAGCAAGCCTATGGTCAAACTTGAGGGCGTGACCGGAGATTTTCCCGGAGCAGCAATGCAATGGGAACGGAAGCGAAACGAGAAGATGGCGCGGGAAAGAAAGAGTGCCGCTGAATAAGCATAAGCACATAAGTTATATTCCACAATGCTTATTAGCACGGAGAATTTGATGGCAACATTTATAGACGAAGGTTACGAAGAACCACAAGACGACGAAGAGTACTCATCCATCGAAGATGAAGAGGAGCAGGACACCCCTGAAGAGGAACCTGAACCAGAAAGTACTGAAGATGACATTCCCGATAAGTATAGGAACAAGAGTGTAAAAGACATTGTTCGTATGCATCAAGAGGCCGAACGCGCAATCGGCAAGCAAGGGAGTGAAGTCGGGGAACTTCGGCGTATTGTAGATGACTTTGTACAAGCCCAAACCGTCTCACAAAAACAACAAGCCCCAGAAGTCGAGGAAGAGGTAGATTTCTTTACCGATCCCGAAAAGGCTATTGCATCAGCTATTTCCAAGCATCCGAAGGTGCGCGAGGCAGAACAGCTCTCGGCACAAATGAAGAAGGCAGAAGCGCTGGCTAACCTAAAGTCTGCACATCCTGATTTTACTGAAGTCGTTAATGACGGTAGCTTCTCTGAATGGATTAACAAGAGTAAGGTTAGGCAAGAGTTATTTAGTCGAGCAGATCGCTCCTACGATTTTGACGCTGCGAATGAGTTGTTATCTACTTGGAAAGAAAGAACACAAGTAGTCAACCAATCAAAAGAAGTCGAGAAAGTACAGCGTAAGCAAGCAGTCAAAGCAGCATCCACTGGTTCATCCAAGGGGTCTGGTGAGACAGCAAGTAAGAAAACCTATCGCAGAGCCGACATCATCGAACTCATGCGTACTAACCCTGACCGTTATCAAGCCCTCTCTGATGAGATTATGGCTGCATATGCGGAGGGTCGTGTTAAATAACCATTTTGAAAGAGAATTTTTATGGCACTCGGAACTAATCACGTCACCAATACAACTGGTGCAACGTTTATCCCAGAATTGTGGTCTGACGAAATCATCGCAGCCTACAAGCAAAACCTCGTTATGGCAAACCTCGTCTCTAAGATGTCCTTCAAGGGCAAAAAGGGCGACACTTTGCACATTCCTAAGCCCACTCGTGGTGCTGCTGCTCTCAAGGCTGCATCTACACAAGTGACCCTGCAAGCCGCTACTGAGTCAGAAATTCAGGTGTTGGTGAACAAGCACTATGAATATAGCCGCTTGATCGAAGACATTACTGAAACTCAGGCTTTGTCTTCTTTGCGTCAGTTCTACACTAGCGATGCTGGTTATGCGCTGGCTAAACAAGTTGATACCGACTTGATCCAATTGGGCCGTGGTGTTCAAGGTGGTAACGGCACTATCGCTTATGACAAGGCTGTTATCGCTGGAGACGGTACTACCCTGTACACGGGCAGTAACGAAAACGCTATCACTGACGCTGGTATCCGCAAAGTTATTCAGACGTTGGATGACGCAGACGTGCCTATGGACGGTCGTGTGTTGGTGTTGCCCCCTGTCGCTCGTAATGTGATGATGGGCTTGGATCGTTTCACTGAGCAGGCTTTCGTTGGTGAAGTTGGTAGTGGTAACACTATCCGCAACGGTCAAATCGGTAACGTCTACGGCGTGAAGGTTTATGTCTCTACCAACTGCGAGACTGCCACTGGTGCAGCCCGTATCGGTATGATGTTCCACAAGGACGCTTTTGTGTTGGCAGAGCAGTTGGGTGTACGCTCACAGACTCAGTACAAGCAAGAGTACTTGGGTACATTGTTTACCTCTGACATGCTGTACGGCGTGAAAGAGTTGCGTGATGAGGCTGCTATCGCTATTGCGTTGGCTGCTTAATTAAGCTAAAGGAGGCTCTCTTCGGAGGGCTTCCTTTGTTAAAGGGCTTTGTTAAGAGTCTTTCAACAAAGGAAATTTATGGCATACTATCGTGGAGTAGGAGGCGCTGGCGATGCCACCAATGACGCATCAATCTCGCAGGTAACACAAGCTCAAGTAGATGCAGAGACAGCAGCGACAGCGGCGGCTGCTTCAGCTTCAGCAGCCTCAGCCTCAGCCACCAGTGCAGG